CATGGCTTTCCCCGTCGGGGCGCCCCATAAATGTGCTATGGAAAGTCGGCGTCTTTCGCCTAGGGATCCACCCTTGTTCGCCGCGAATTGGTATGTCGCGGACAATATATTTTTTGGTCTCGTACCAGCTTTGTGACTGTGCTAACGTATCATTTGTGTTACCTCAGGTGCTTTTAACACCTCTTTTGGCTGAATAGTACCCCGCCCAAGGGGTCGCACATATCATCTTTCGAGTTTCGTAGTTTCTAGACTTCATTCGGTCCTTGTTGTTGTGTAGTATACTTGTCAAAATCCCTAGGAGGTCTGAGACACAGTTACGAACTGATCAGCACTGCCGTTAGACGTGTTGCCGATGAGTACGAACCGTGAGTCAGCTTGTTGCGCTCCTACCCACTGATAGACTCTTTCTACCACTTTCATCGTGTCGGTCAGGTGGACTATTCTCTCCCATAAAAGGTTGAGAGTGAGTCCTACCGTCGTACCGGTTCCTACAATACATACAAGTGCTATACTATAAGTATCAACTTGTGATATAATGGATGATATGGTGAAATAAGCGAGAGGTGGGGTCGTACCACTCGGATTCATGTTAAACAGGCCCGTCGTCAAATCCAGCGTCAAAGACGGAGGAGTTGATGTTGTGATAACGGGTGTTGAACCTATTCCGGTGTTGTTCCCTTCGATCGTCCTAAAGTGGAGGACAGTCTGTGTAAGGGAGACAGGGACGACGGATCCCTAATTGCCTTGTGGCAGGAGAAGATCCATAGTGTACTTCACCCAGAGGCGGCCGATTGCTTCACCGGTCGCTACCAGGCTACGATTGTATAGGTAGAGTTTTCCGAAGTCGTAGTTCTCGAGGTCCGAGGTGACGGCACCGGAACGTGTCTTTCGTCCCATTAGTGGCTGGGTGTTCATCCTTGCAGACATTGTGATAGTTTCCCACGTCTTGCATGACCTGGCTCCTGTGTTGTTGAGGAGCGAAGTCACGCTTGTGGGGGGAATGTCAGAGGAGTCGTAGTCAATACACATGGCGAACTCACCAGCATCTGTGCTGGGTGTAAAGCCCTCATATATGAACTCCAACTTCTTGATCTTATATCGCTCAAACTTGTTTGCAATAGAACTGACCCAACTGAATGGTCCGGCGTTGGGCCCGATCCCAAGAGGGAGACCGGGGTTAATGGCCAGGGTGACGACAGCGAACGCTCCGCTAGCTTGAGAGAGCACGTCGTAGGCGACAGAAACACGCTCTTGCACTGTGTAAGAGTCTCGTCCAAAACCCGGGGTTGCACTTACCATCCTTGTGGCTCGTGAAAGCGGGGCGTCGCGACGCGTGTTTCTGTTCTGGGCCTTCGGTGCTTTCCGCGGCTGGGCTCGAGGAACGGCCTTCTTCTTGTTTTTTTGGTTGTTGTTGGGCATGTTGTATGGGATCCAGGTCAGCGTACCTCGACTATACATTCCCGCCTACTGAGCGTCAACCCGTGTAGTCTGTCGGCATTTAGGACAAACCATTTAGCACGGAACTATTAAGGCCTAAGGTGGGCCACCGTTTTGGGCTGTTAGGGCGGGAACCCCATTT